CAGTGGAAGAGCCGGCTTTGGGATGGGTGAACTGAAACGTTGCCTTGCCTGCAAACAGCCCGATGGTGTACTTGTATTCGTCGTCCGTCAGGCAGCTGTAGGCGATGGGCCAGGTGGCAACTTTTTCCCGCACCACGTCGCGGTGCATGTACCCGGCTTCGTCGCGCCCGGAATCGCTGGAGTCCAGGTCGGAATAGCTCGGTTCGATGTCGCAGTCCGGTGCGTACAGGGATTTGCCATCGATCTGGAGCAGATTGGTCAGGGTCACGTTACACACCTCCTGTGGCAATGGCCTGTTTGCGTTGCCAGCGCTGTACGGCGCGGCCTACGTCCTCGTCGGTCAGCTCAATGCCGTACACGGCGGAGAGGATCTCCCGCAGCACGGAAACCACGGCTTCAAAGCCCGCCATCTGGCCTGCCTGCAAATCTTCCATGACCTCGGCCACAGCCTGCTTGATGGTGTCCAGCGGAGCTTCCACGTTGGTGCCGTGGTTCTGGTCGCCCAGCACGGCCAGAAACTCCCGGTTGGCCGGGATGACCGCGCCCTGCGCCAGGTAGGGAATTTGCGGGGCGGTCAGGGTGCTGATATTAAACCCGACATGCCCGCCGCCGAATATGTCCGGCAGGTCGAACGACAACCCGTTCAGCGCGTTGATGACCGCATTGATGCCGGTGACAACGGCAGAGATCATCCGATTGATGAAGCCGATGATGCCATTGACGGCGGTTTTGATGGCGTTCGTCATCTTATCCCAGACGGTGTTGACTGTGTTGCCGATGGCCTGCCAGGCAGCATCCCAGTTGCCGCGGAACACGGCGCTTAAAAAGTCCGTCAGCCCGCGCAGCACAACAACGGCCAGATCGATGGCATCCGCAATAGCCCCAACGGCCACGCCAACAACGTCCGCAATGGCGTTGAATACCTCAGCAAACGCGGGGCCGAATGTGGCGATGATCCACTTGGCCACCGGGGCCAGCAGGTTGTTCCACAGGTCCAGCAGGCAGTTGGCAACGCTTGCCACCAGCAAAAGAATGTCGTCCCACAGGGGCTTGAGGTGGGAGGACCACAACTGCTGCAGAACGCTGATCAGGTTCTGCAGGATTGGCTTGACAATGGTTTCCCACAGGAGGGTGGCCAGATCCTCCAGATTCTGGAACGCAAGGATCACACCGTCCATAAGGGGCTGCCCGTAAGTATCCCAGGCGGTTTTGATGCCGCTCATCAGGTCTTGCCAGATCTGCAAAAGCAGGTCAAGCGCAGGGATCAGCACACCATTGATGGCGTCCGTGCCAATTCCGCATGCCCAGGTGAACAGGTCGGCCAGGACATAAATGGCAGTGGAAGCAACACCGCCCACAATGGGGGCAAACGCTTCCGAAAACGCATTGATCACACCAGGGGCAAACGTGCCGCTCAGATAGGTGAGCAGTGGGGAAAGCCCCTCGTTCCAAAAAGCAAGCGCTGCCTGTTGAACCTCCGGCCAGACGGCGCTGGCCGCGTTCCGTATCTGTTCCCATGCGGCGCTCCATGCGGCAACGCTGGGGGCCAGCAGCGTCTGGAAGGTGCTCCAAAAGTTCTTCAGCTTGTCCGTGATCCCGCCCAGAGGGCTGGCAATATGATCAAAATTATAGTTTGCTCCGCCGCTGCTCCCTGTCTTGGCATCCAGCCGCTCGATCTCATCAAACCCGGCCAGGCTGCGCTTGGCCTTGTCGGCCTGCTTGGAGGTGGATCCGGCGGCGCTGCCAACGGCATTGATCCCCTTGGCGGTCTGCTTCATGCTGGAGATGCTTTTCCCGGTCAGGAGAGAAAGCAGACGAAGAAAGCCGTTGATCAGAGAGGTGAGAAGGTTCAGCAACCCGATAATCGCAGGGGAAAGCGCGGAAGCCAGCCCTGCGGCAGCAGTGGCTGCGGCACCCTTTAACTTGCCAAGCGCGGTGCTTACCCCGTTTGTTTTGGCAATCGTGGTTCCCATCACGTTTACCACGGAGCGCAGGGCGGAGGAGATCAGGTTAAATACCAGTGCCCCCGACACAATACCTGCAAGTCTACGGCCAAGCTGCCCCACAGCCTTGGAGGTCCGCGCAACGGCAGTCGCGGCAATCTGGGCTTTCCCCGCCAGGCTGCTTTGGCGGGTTACCGCCTGCTCTTCGGTCGCCAGCTGTGCGGCCAGCGCCGCGTGCTGGTCCTGCAGACCGGCAAGCGCGCTTTCCTGCTCGGTATACTTCGCCGTCAGGCCGGGAATGGACTGCTGCAGCTTGTCCAGCGCACCCTGAAGCTCCGACGCTTTGGCCGCGTCGCTGGCAAAATGCTGGCCCACAAACTCCTGGGCTTTCAGGTTTGCAGCTTCCGGGGTGAGGGATGAATCTCGCTGCTTCTCGATCGCGGCGCGGCGCTGCACAAAGCTGCGCAGCTGTTCATTCACGCTTTCCAGCTCTGCTGCCGTGGATTCCGCCTTGCTCTGGGCATCGGAAAGCTCTTTCCCAAGCGCCAGATGCTTGCTGTTTGCGGTATTGATCTGCCTGTCCAGCGCAGCAACC